CAGGAGTCATTTTTTTAGCGTGTTTAGTAGCTTCCGGAGTACCATCACTATACTTGTATTCTTCTCTAATAATACCATCATCGTCATCTGACTTTAACTCAAAGTTATCCCATTTAACCTGAGTGTTAGGATCTGTCTTTTCAATATCAGTAATCCAACATCTCCAAGTCTCTCCTTTAGATTCGACTATAACATAGTTAGTACCTAAATGCTGAATGTTACCGACAATGTCATGTTTAAGCATTACTACTTCATCACCCCTTTCAAACAAGCCGTCTCTAACATAAGCTTCTCTAATCTCTGATACAGGCTCAAGTTGAATATGTCTTTTAAATTCATTTTCTTCTTTTAAGCCCATTCCTTTACGTACTAGGTTAAACATATTTCTTGAATCTGAATTAGAAAACTGCCTAGGTAATCCTTGACTAAAGGAAGTAAAGTCATTATCTTTAGCTAGTACACGTAGTTTAGACGCTGACATGCCTTCAACTCCATCAGCGTCTGGATCACGCTCGCCTGCAGAAATAACCTTTATAGATTTAAAATTATAAAACCCGTGACGAGATTTTACTCCATTGTATTTATTGAGCAGAGTATCAAATTGTATAATTCTATCTGACCCCACAACCATCACAACTTTAATAAACCCTTCATTATATAACGAAACTAACGCATCTATTGCTGTCTTAACACTAGTAGTGGACATAATAGATCTAGCATGTTTAGGAAACATCTTCCTAACATGTTTAACTTTATCTTTATACTGTAAGGGATTTTTATTTTTATCTTGAGAATGTGATAAGAACACACGGTAAGGATTACGTCCTGCCTTTGAAGCTAGCACGTCTAGTAGTTTACCATGACCAATAGTAGGAGGGTTCATACGACCGAATGTAAAATACACGGTCTTTTCCTCTTCAACAAGAAACTGACTAAATTTATTTATCATCTCACCCGCGCTTTTTACCTAATTCTGCTTGTCTGAGTTTAGGAGTTATCTTCTTAGCTAGACGAGTTACTCTTGGCGCCATCTTATCTAGCCGTTTTTCTATCTCTTGTTTTCTTGCGGGAGTGAGATCTGCTTTAGATATACCTTTAGTAAGTTTTTTAGCAATCATATTACGAGCTTGTTTACGAGCTCTTCTAGCTAGAACTTTACTGTCCGCCACTCTCATACTTGCTTTTTTACGACCCACTTTTAATCTAGCCTGATATTTTTTCATCTGTCTAGATTTAGCTCTACGTTGAGCCATAGATAGAGCTTCCATTTCCAGCTCTTCATTAGGAGCGTGAGTAGATGAATACTCTGCGTTCGTACCTGCACCTATATCTTTTTTACGCTTTTTAGCATTAAGCGCTAACTGCCCATCTCCAGTTTGAGTATAGTCTACAGTTAAATAGTCTTTAAATCCATATGCCATTTTAGTTCCTTGTTGGCTTATCCCATCCCTTTAGTATATCTGGTGAAAAGTTGTTGTATGAGAACTCCATACGATCAACAATTTTCACCGCATCACCACCAATTTTATCAATTGCTACATAACCTTCCTCGCCAGTCACTTTATAACCAGTACGAGTCTTAACAAAAGTGTTTACTTTACTTAATTTATTAAGGTTATTTATAAGTCTTAATTTTGCCATAACCATAGCTTTTTGTAGATCAAACATATGCTTCAAAGACACTTTATTATCTTCTGAAAAGAAAGCCAGCAGCTTATCTAACTTCTGCTGTTGAGTCGCCTTCCCTCTGTCCGTCTTACGGGAATCGATTTCTTTTTGATATTTTGCTCGGATCCACTTAATGAGGCCAGATACATGTCTTGCTGAATCTCCGATGACCTGTCCTTTTCTGACAAAGGTGTTATTATAGGTTTCGATATGTTGGGCCAGCTGTTGATTAGATTCAAGTTGTCTAAGGGTTGACCCTGCGATCTGGTTAAATAAAAACCCAGCTTCCGACAGATATTCATTAACAATTTCAGTGTCCTTTTTGCTCATAGTAACATTGGTTAGATCCCTGAGCATTGCGTCTTGCGACCACACAGCTCTGGTTGGCTTAAGCTTGGAGACGTCAACTCCATACGAAGCTCGCATAGTCTCGAAGGAGTTACCAGTATAGGTTGTATGCCAGACAATTCCAATTTTTGATGTTTTAACAGATTTAGCTCCAGCCGACTGGCTTGGCAACGCATAGACGATAGTATTAGGATGAAATGTAACATATGATTCTCCCTTGATCTTTTCGGTCTTTACATCATCTGGTCCAAAAAGAAAGTCTCCTTGGATCACACCTTTGATACCTAAAGCTGGAAGATGCTTGAGAGCAAGTTTAAGTTTAGCAGCAAGATCACCAGAAGTGTCAGCGTCCACGTCAGCATCAGACTTGTAGACCTTAGGATTTTTATTGAAGATTCCTTTCTTAGCAACAAAGAAATTCCCATCGCGGGGATCAATGCCAGCAAAGATGGCAGGTGCTCCGTCCCACTTAACACTGACAGATCCATCGTGCTCTCCTTGTAACATATCTCTGAGTGACCTTAACGCTAAGATAGCTTCTCTAGTGCCTTTAACACCTCCATAGATAACCTTATCTTCGATATGAGTCATATGAGTGTTTTTTTGTTCCGTTATAAAGTTTTTAAAATTTCTCATTTCATTAGCTTCTTTATGGTTGCCAACGCTCTCTTACCGTCAGGATGATTGGGATTAATACTTACTTCATCGCCGTTCATAAAATCAGATATGCTTGCTGATTTACCCAATGCTGTAATTGCTTTATGTAACGGATCCCTCTTATCATATTTCGTTTCAAAATTAGGTTTGCCTCGTAATTCAACCCAACTCTTTTCTTTAGTGTCTCTCATTTTTAAAGTATCCTGGCCTTTGCCGCGGATCAGTTTAACCATAACACCTTCAGATATGAAACTTATAAAGCTTAACATTAGGTATCCTTTAAGTTAGTAAGCGGGTTTTTCTTTTTAGTCCCCGGTTTAATCGAGTACGGACTTGATGCCATATTTTTAACTTTTACTTCTGGTTGAATTTCATATTGTTTAGAGCGTATTCCCACTCTCATACGAAAATCACCATTACCTTTAAACATAGGTACATCTGAAGGTACATTAAGAGGGTTTTCTTTACTGAGTCTATAGAAGTCATCTGCAGCTTGAAGATAATATGTTGTTTCTGTCTTACCACCTTTAGCATAATGATCTCTCACAACAGAGCCTAGATCTTGATCTGATACTGTTACAATATATTGATCTTTTTGCTTGACCATAAAGGCTTTCATCTCTTCATGAGATACAGTATCCTTATCGTTTTTTTGCGGACCGATATTAGTATTAATTTTAGTTTTGCCAGTAGCTTTAGTCACTTCTTGTACAAATTTAGATGCGTGTTGCTTAAGCATTGATATAATATAAAGCTTTAACGGTCCCATTTTTCCAGCCAGCGGTCCCTTTTTTTCAGGAGCTGATGTCCACTCCTTACCGTTCCATGAAGCGCGAGTGTTGCCGAGATTGTCAGTGTGATTCATTTTAACTTCAATCCATACTTTCTTATTCCCGTGCTTAACTAAAACATCAGAGTATGTAGAATCTACTTTAGGTCTAGATGCATCATATCCCATATTTTTAAGGGAGATAGCAACATCATTTTCAAATTTATCTGAAGCTTTACTTTCTGTAATAAAGTTTTTAAAAGTGATCATTTCTAGTCCTTAAATAGATTAACATGTTTATTTATACTCTACTGCAATATTAAATATAGCCCACTTAATCCTGTGATCTTCTTTGCAGAGAAATAACAAAACTTCATATGAGTTTCAAACACGGCTGGCTTTATCAAGAAGCTATACAAATAAGATATAATATTAACAAATCGCTTCTTAGTTAATTCGTCAGCACCATCTATTAATTGTATAGCATGATCATAGTTCCTAATTGTATTGGAAACCCGCGAGTATTTTGTAAATATTTCTTTAAGCTCTTTTTTTGCGTCATCCATGTATAATTCATTACCACCTGTTACCCCGTTTCTTAACGTGTATGAATGAGCCTGCTCTACTTCTTTTGTATAGTCTTTAGCATCAACAGCACCTAGCTGATACCCAGCGCTAATCATTCTTCCTTCTATTGATACATTTAACGTGGTTGCAGAAGCTTTAAATCCTACACGCACAGCAAATCCAGACTTGGTCTGTATAATAAAGTTAGCATAAGTTTCCGAAAGATCTACTTTAGTAAAAGCTAAATCTAAGTCTAGTTTCATATTAAGCATTTTTTGTGGATCTATAATAGATGAGCTTGCTTTAGGAGTAGTAACATTTTTTAGAGATATAGGTATAACCTCTCTCTTATAATATGCTTCTGCTAATAACCCATTTAATACAGCAGCTGTAGGTGCTGTGTATAGTGGAGTCATATCAAACCTGGATTTAATCATCCACACATCTGCTGGATTCCAGTTATCACTAGCTTTATTTGTTACTTTTCTCGCCTGTGTATATAACCGCTTTGTAAGAGCGCCACCCTGTCTTTCATAATTATATCCTCCAGACTTGACATACCTTTTGAGCTCTTGTAACTGCTTTACTCCGCTTTGATAGTAGGTAGTATCAAAATACTCTTTACGGCTACCCAACATACTAATTATGTTGTCTTCTGTAAGAAGCTTATTCTTTTCAAAGCTACCCTGAAATAACCACATAGAAATATCTTCTTTTATTTCTGTAAGAAGATTAGTATTACTTTTTGCATTTGTTGTAAAGTGATTAAATGTGCTGTCTATAGCGCTCGGAGACCCTATCAGCTGAACAATTTTACTTCTTTCATCCTTCAGAAATACAGTATCTTTTCCTGTAGAGTACTGAATGATATTATCAATATTTTTTGGATTAAGTGTAATAGAAAAAACAGACTTACCTGCTTTATATCCGAATTTATCATACATAATCTTAACAGGAGAAGATATCTTTCCTGGTTCTTTTAAAACGATATTATGACCTTCGCCATACTTCTTTGAATTATTTGTTACAGATGCCATACTCCTATTTATAGTAAAAAAAAAGCTCCGAAGAGCTTTTAGTTAGGCTTAATAAAGATTGAGTCATCTTGCATCTCAACTCTAGCTTGATATTGTTCGTAACCTGAGTCAATAAGATCTTGATTAATATTATTAACTATACGATTAATATCTTGCCAGTCTTGATCTGAACATTCTACTCCTAGTAGATCAGGATCTTTTGTATTATTTACAAGTTTCATTATACATCCTCTTAATAAATTCATGATAACGTTCTTGAGTCTCCTCTGTAGGAGTCCATTTACTACCAGTTAACTCTGCAATACGTTTATAAGCAGCATATCTAGCTGCAGTCTCTTCAGCTAGCTGACGCTTAAGCATTTCAATCAGATCAGCTTGCTGGAGAAGAATCTTGCGATTCTTCTCTGCTTCCATTTCATCAGGCAGCATTAGCGAACTCCACTGCCTTATTAGCTGCTTTCAGCTTACGAGACTGGTTGATACCGAACCATGCAGACTGCATACGAGTATCAGCTGAACGACCCATCTTATGATCGGTCAAGTAGGTAACAGAGTTAAGAGCCTGCCACCAAGTGCCTTCTCCATACTGAGCCCCAGGTTGAGTATAAAGCAAATCCATAGCTGCACGAGCATTCTTAGAAAGATCTTCTACCTTAGTAGGAGCTTCTGCTTGCTTATGAGTATATGGAAATACTTCGTTATAGTATTGAATAAGAGTCTCAGCAGAGAAGCGACGAGTAGATAAGAACTCAGCCATCTCTTTATACTGAGCAAACTTCTCAGAAGCAATACCCATTTGCTGCTTAACCATATCAGCGTCAAACTTAGAACGGTGACCAACCTTAACAAAGTTCTTAGAAGAAGACTGCAAAGAGAAGGTTAATGTATTATTGCATACAACACGAATGGGAGTAAACCTAACGTCAACAGCCTTACCATATTCGTGAGGATTGCTAAACAGTAGATAGGAGTCGACTTGGTCTTGTCCAAGGATATCAAAAGAC